GGAGGGCTTTCGGAGATGCCTAATAACTACATTATATATAGTGTACTAGAAATTGCAACTATTCTGACTCTATTTCATCGAGAAGCTTTTGTATATCTTCTAGGGCATCTGTAAAGTCGTGTGAATAGGTAGTTATATCAAGCTTACGTGCAAGCTCGGTAGCAGTATCTTCATCAATTATTTTCTTGATAACAAGTATAGCGAGAAACCAGTTAGTATTCATGGGGTGTATTTCCTTCTTTAATTGGTATTGACCTATATAACAGTGTTCGGTGGAGTGTATCTTCTATGAGTTGTTGGCTTAATAGTTTAAACTGCTTCGGGGTAACTATTATCTCATCTAAACGGATTGAAAGTTTACCGGCAATTGTTCGCTCATTAATGAGTATATCAAGTTGTGGTAGCAATGGTAATAATAGGTCTAAATCAATGTAGAGTTTGAGCCAGCTCCTCATTAGTCATCCATACCATCAATGAAGGCATACAGGTCACGAGTAGAGCGGGCGTTGATAGGTGTACGCTTAGCCGCATTCGCAGGTGAGCCTTTAGCGCTTACATTACGAGTGACTTCTTTACGTTGTGCATCTTCTGCCTTTTGTTCTACAGAGCGTGTCTTTTCAGGATTCTCGCGTCGGTATAGGTAGAAAGCCTCTTCGAACCCAATGTGGCGATATGCTTGACCGGCTTGGTTACGCTTTAAGTACTCAGCATTCTTCTTCTGCATGAATTGAACAATCTCGTCTACTTGTTTAGCGGTAGGGTCTGAGTCAAAGTCTGGGTCGCTTGGTTGCTTCTTGAACTTTGGTAGGTCACCAGTCTTTTGGAGATTTGCAATATCGTCAGTAATAGCGCGGTCTTCCCGGGTAGCAAACTCATCGGCTGATTTCTGATTTGCGTCAGACTGAAACTTTTGTTGTAGATTGTTTGCTTTGAGTTCTTGTGAAGCAACCGCTGCGAAGAAGTTTGCTTGCTCACGAGAGCTTGCAAACTCGAAATCATTAGGGAGTTCGTTGGGTACCTTAACATTACGAACTGTTCCGTCTTTCCCTATAACACTGAGGGTTGGAAGTCCGTCGTAGATGAATTGCTGTTCAGCGGTAAGATTAGTTGGCTTCTCCACTGCCGTTTGTTTGGCTGGTTCTTCTTTTGTTTCGTCTTCAGTTTCATCGTCGATAACATATCCATCGTCGTCATCTTCGGTTTTCTCTTCATCCGTACCAGTATCATTAGTATCTTTAGACTCTTCGGTGGTATCGGTTACTTCTTCATTTACCTCTTCATTAGGCGATAAGTCGTCATTCATTGCATCGACAAGGTCGGTAGTTGCGCTCATTCAGTGCTTCTCCTTAGTTATATAGCCGAATTATACCACTTGTTAGGAGCTTGGTAAACCAGTAACGCTTGCTGGGCTAGGCGTCTGTGGTGCTGAAGGATTCTGAAGCCCCGGTATACCCTGTTCGGGGTATGGGGCTATGGGTGCTTGAGGTGGGAATGAACCAAGTAATCCCATTTGTGGAGGTTGTCCAGCACCGCTAGGGGGTAATCCATTTGGCATCATTGGTGGTTGAGCTGGCGGTTGCATACCGGGTTGCATTGGCATTTGTGGTTGTTGCATCATTTGAGGTTGCTGTGGCGCGCCAGGCTTTAGGGCATCAGGGCCCTGTTTAGACATTTCATCTAATGCGTTACGTAGGTCAAGTGAGTCAATACATTTATCAACAAACTTAATGAATGCTGACTGCTTCTTCTTATCTGCTTTTAGGAACTCATCACTAACCATGAGCTTCCGAAGTGAAAGAATGTAATCAAGGTTAGGGTCAAGCTTCTCGGGGGCATCCTTACCGTTCATAATGTCCGTATAGGCAACAAAAGCGTCAGACTGGTCATTATTCTCTTGAGCGTCCCTAGCAAGCTCCTCTGGGGCTGTCTTATACTTGTACCAGTTGTCGTAGCGTTGTTGGATTCTATCCATGTGAAGGTCTTTATAAAGGTCGAGAGGGGATATAACGCCCATATCGGCAAGCTTAAGCGAAACAGCTTCTTGGCGTCCCTTATCGAATGGTAGGGTTGTACCGGCCTTCACATATACAGCAATACCATCTTCAAATAGGTCACGGGATATGGTGATGTAATCAAACTCACCGTCACCACCATTAAATACAAAGAAATGCTTTTCATCGTAGTGAACAGCCATCATATGAGTAAGGTAGTTAAAGTATTTATCCATAAAGCGGTCAATAGCACGGACAATTGCGTCTTGACGGCCCGAAGCTTGGTTCTTTTTGAGCATAGATTGGCCAAGTGTTTCTTCACCCTTGCCATCGTTATCTGCACCGGTGAAGTCTGAAGGTGTACCGAGAATAGCATGGATAGTTGTACGAGCATCCATCTTGTCGTTAATGACATAGTTAGGTAGGTCATGTGGTGGAACTTGGTAAATCATATCACTGGTTCGTTGACCAGCGGTTTTAATAAGCAGTTTCTGGTTAGGGTCACCGGTAAGGTTCTGTGCGTCATCCTTAGTAAGTCCCGAGTCGGTAGAGATAACGAGTGTTCCGTTGGCACGGTCTGCATTCTCCATAATCTGACGGCCACGCTTGTTAAGTACGTCTTGCATACCTAGTGCCTGTTCAAACGGTGTAGTGTTGTCAATAACGTGTGAGCCATCGTTAATGAAATTTAGTAATATAAATGGCTTTAATGGGGTATCAAGGAAGTTACGGTTAGCGTCAGAGTATATCCAGTTGGGGTTCTTATTCTTTTCAAGCACTACCTTACCAAAGTAATAAACTAGTCCTTCTTGAGGTTTGTAGTTTTTGTCGTAGTAAGTAAGCCACACCTCGGAAATTGCTACCTCTTGCTCCATATTCTTATAGCCTTCACGTTTAATACCAAGAGCATCCATAATTTCTTTTTTCTTTTTAGGCCAACGTCCACATACTTCACTCGCACTCATCTTGAGTACGTGGCAAATAAACTCGGGGTTCTCACCCTTAACAGCATTCTTATCAAAGATAATATGTGCGGGGTCAGGGGCAGTTGGGATAACTTCACCGTTCTTACCATAGTCAGGGTTATAGCTAAGTTTAATAACACCAATTTGCTTGAGCATGAGGTTGCGCACAGCAACTTCGACTAGGGCCATTAGGTCAAACTTTTGTGAGTGGGACATGAGTGCTTTTTCTAAGTCTTGGGCAAATATCTTTGAACGGTCAGTATCTTGAGCTGGGTAAATCTCTGGCTGTGCCTGCTGTGCAGTTGTATAGGCAAGGATAGATTCTAGGCCAACGAATAGCTCATTCTCAATGTAGGGTGTTTGATAACGATAGAGGTTATTAGTATCTACCTGGTGTCCTAAGTGATAACGTACGTTCTTATTACGTCGGGCTGTTAAATCAAAGCCTTTAGCACTATCCCAATATGCTTGAGAGTCTTGAATGCGCATATTAAGGTTACGAATAATATCAATGTCTGGGATATCAATATCTAGTGGTGCTAAAGTATCTATCGTCCCTGTTTGATTAACGATATTGTCAACTGATGTATCGCCGAGAAATGGTGAGCCGTTGTTGTATTGTATTGCCATATTTATCCTAAAATTAAAAGCCCTCGGTGGGGCTAGTTATATAATGCCTAATAAATTGAGTATATCACTAGTTACTCTGAAAAAGTACACGATATTGTGTTTTGCATGAATGGCATTGGTGCTCAAAGTATGCCGCACCTGGTTCGTAGGATAAGTGGTTCATACCTGAGATGTTCGCTATCACTACGGCCTCAGCACTCGCCTTAAATAGTCCTCGACCACAGTTAAGACAACGGAATAGTTGTAACTCAAAGCCGGGTAGCTGGCTGGTGTAGATGTACATTGTTATATACATCAGACGTCCTCCCATTCTGCATTATTCTTAACAACTCGACCGATGTCATACATCCCGTGTGCTTGTCCGTTCTCATCTATCTCAAAAGGATTCGTCTTAAGCTGTCCATATGGCGTTGAGGTCACGATACCGGCAATTGTTGCATAACTACGGCTATAGGTTTCGACGGCGTACCGCACGGCATCTAGCGCATGGTTCCATAGGTCAATGGCAGTGTTGAGTATCTTGCCGTCTTTATCTGTTTCCCACATATACATACGATACTCCTTAATAAGGTTGGTTGAGCGCTTTGTCATTGAGATGCGTTGGTCTTGTAAATAGTCAATACCTTGGTTAATTGAGTCTTTGCCCTTTTTAGCCCCGAGGATGTTGACTCCATATGTTCGTATCTCATCAATACTCTTTGGCTCACTGCTATCAGCAAATACTGTCATCTGTGGGTCTTCTAGGTTAAGCAGAAAGTCAGCGATAGGCTTGTTGTGCATTCCCTTTTGGTAGAGACGTTCGTCAAGGATAAAGCCACCATTATATTTATATACGTCAATGATTGTTGTGGGGTCGTTAGAAAACCCAAAGTCTAGACCACGGCTGACAAGCTTTGCCTCATGCGGTATAAAGTCGATGATATTCCAACCTTTATAAATCTTACCATCGACCTCGCCAAGTAGCCCAAGGCCATAGACACGCCACCAAGCAGTATTGTTCTTACGTGATTCGATTGATTGAACGATAGAGGGGTCAAGTGCTTCGTTGTCAAGGTAGGTAAGGGTGAGGAAGTCTACATCGTTATTGGGCATGACTTCGGAGTACCACCAGTATTCGTTGACGGGGTTATGGTCAATCCATACTAGTTTGCGAGTACGAACCTCAAGCTGCGTATAGGTCTCATAGGTCATGTTATTAGCCTCGTTCATGTACAGGACGTCACGCCTTGGGCCACGCACCTTGTCTGGTGCATCGGCTGAGAAGAACTCAATCTTACTACCTGTTTCAAAGGTATAGATGAAGTCAGTTCGGTTCCATAAGTCTTCTTTGTAGTAATGTTGTTGTTGCATAATATTAAGAAAGTCACGCATAGCTCCACGTTTAAGGTGTGGAATACTTTCCGATACTACACTAATTAGTTCCCCTTCTCGTGTCTGTGCATAGTCGATAAGCCACATAAGAATGCTAATAGTTTTAGAAGCACTCGTACCACCTGATACACCACGTATGCGCTTACGAAGCCGGGCTATCTTATGCAGCGCTGTTGTTTCAGTAAATGCCATTTATATCATCCATGATAAGTTTTTTAGTAGGTAAATTATACCAGGCCGTAAATCTCGGCACTACTTTGCTTCATTTATATCAAGGTTGGTATTATTAGGCATAGATATGCCGTTTAAAATAGGAGATGGCAATGCTTTACCGTCACTCGTCATATCAAGCTTGTCGCCATATACCTTAGGCTTCATCTTAGCCATCAACCATTTACGAGTATCTACCTGTAAACGCCTATGTCCTAACATGTCTTCTTCTTTTGTCTCAATAGTCCCATCTGCTTTTGTAGTAACAATCATCCCACGCTCAGGCGTATCTGTTATATAGAGTATTTCCTCTGCCATAGCATCTGCTGATTCTTGCTTAGCCTTCACGTATTGCTCCGAAAACTCTTTATGTTCTCTGAGCCATTTAAACATCGTACTCATTGCAGGAAAAACATCATCTTTAGATATTGAACGCATAGATATACCCATTGCAAGCTGTTCACATATGAGGTCTGCTATTTCTTGAGTGTATTTAGTTGGTCGTCCAACAGGAGATTGAGCCATCGTTGTGTTCGCTCCATTAAATAATGCTGGTAGTATAACAACTTATGCAACACTTAGCAATATAAGGATAAGAAGTATGGTTACTAATACTTCAAACATTATACCTCTATAATCTTTCTATTGTTACTAAATATTTTTTGCCCTTCACGTCTACCATCTGGCTACCTGTTTTGAGTGTTATGTTCATTTACTCTCCTAACAGTTCTTTTGCTTTAATACTGCGTATGTATTCACGTCGCTTTATTCTATATGCTTTTATATAAATCTGATAACAAATTGAACACTGCCTAGCACCGCTCTTATAAAAAAATTGAGTTTCGGCGAGTAGGTGTCCATTCTTGCAATGGGTTTTCTTCGGTACACATTTTATAGTGCCTGCTTTAAGTCCATGTTGGGTATTTTCTTTGTGTGTCACCCATTCCAAGTTTTTTGATTTGTTGTTAGATTTGTCACTATTAATATGATTTACACAGGGTTTATTCTCTCAGTTTGGTATAAAAGCGCTAGCGACTAATCTATGTATAAAATATCTCTTGGTAATACCGTTTTTAGACAGCTGAAACCTTATATATCCTACCTTCCCAACTTCACCTTTTAGTACTTTACCGGGGCTTTTCTTCAAGCTGAACCTACTCTTAGTGTATCTATTTAATGACTTTACTGAACCAAGATTACTTACTTGATACTCGTCTTCATAACCAGCAACAGGTAGCCATTCCTCTTTAATTGTTTTCATTGCTTACCTTTTATTGTAACCATTTAATTGCTTCTGATTTTGTGCCTCTAAATACTGATTTGCTACTTCTAGCTGTAAGAAACAAGAAAACAAATAGTATAAATGCCATGTCAATCCACCCGTTTCCATCTAGATATTGGTGGTTAAAATACATAAGCCCTGCGAACATTCCGAAAGTAAAAATATCTTTAACTACAGATACTATTATATTTTCGTTAATAACAACTACTAATTTTTCTGGTTTATCATTCATTGCTTACTCGCTTCCTTAAAATATCGGCCGTACCATGTACGCTTAAAGTCTTTTTCTATCTTAAACATCATTCCGCTTGGTACTAAAAATGTTGGGCTGCTAGTCCAAACCTCGTCCACTACATCTTTCCCAAATATATAAGCTACGCCACTTTTTGATTTGATAACCATTGAGCCTAGTACACTTTCGTTGAGAACTTCCCAATATTTAGAAGTACCCGACTTTCCACCATCACCTATTATCGTATTGAAATTATTCAGCAAGGTTAATTTTATATATTCCTTGTTCATGAATTTGTCTCCAATTCTTGTTCTAATGAAGTGATATGGGTTACGAAGTATGACAATGGCACTTCATGCGCAGAATTATCTTTAATATTTTCGTCAGCAAACCAGTCTTCGCTAAGGTAGGCCACATCAGAGTTTTCCTTAGTTGATTTGATTTCCGCCAAACGGCTTTGTATATCTTGTTTATGGAGGAGGTTGGCAACACGCTCTCTATAGCTAGCAAGTACACAACTACCGTCACAAGTGTCACCGACCTTATAGGCGAACCCTTTAGTAAATGCACAATCGCATGGAAATATTTTATCTAGTTCTTCACTATAATCTTTAGTGTTGTTTTGTATCGACATTCTATGTGCATCTTTAGCCATTACTTACCCCCTTCCATAAATGCAATATCAGCTTCACAAGCACAACAATATCCATCTACCGTCTTGTGGCTATAAACTTCATGTCCAAACTCACATAGGTGTGGGTCATTAGAACGTGCAGCTTCCCCATACGCCCGTTGTTGTTCCTTCACGAGGTCAAACATTCGACTTACTGCCTTATTATCTTCTGGGTCAATCTGACCATTCTTCACACCATTAAAGTAAATCGTATTAGCTATTACTT